TGGTGTATATGTTCTTGTAATTGCTCTACGGTTTACAGAAAGATCACCAAGAGTTTCGTGAATGATTGCTTTCTTGATAACATCTGATGTATTGTATGGACCGTAAAGATAAGACTTCATTGTAAAGTTAAGAGTGTAAACAATGTATCTACGCTCATAAAAACTGTCGTCCCATTCATCTTCATAACTAACGTTATTCAATACAATAGCGACATCACGTTTCTCATTCATGTCAGGGATCATGTTGAGAGTGATACTAAAAGATGGTTGGAAATATGGTAAGATCTGTTCGGTAATCTGTAATGCATCGTCTTGAGACTTAGCAATAACTCCTAGTTCAAAACTTAAATTGTAAGGAACAGGAACATACTGTACTCTTACTTCACCACCATTATCATTAATGATTGTTTTGTATTTTTGAATAGGTGATGTCTTACGGGTAGAATCATAATCAATACTTGTCATCTCAAAGTAGAGACGCGGTAGTGTGATTGCTATTTTGCTATTACTAGCATTCTCATTAATACGAACCAAGAACTTTTGCTTTGGTCCATATGCTAGTGGCACTTTTAATTCTTCCAAGACAGTTCCATCGCTAGGATCTGTGCTCTTCATTGTAATATTATTGAAGAGCGTACCAAACGCCACGATGTTCTTACGAACTATCTGATTGTAAAAATGTGAACCTAACATTAGATACTACCTGTAAAATTACCAAACTCACCAAATGGATTGCCTTCTGTCCAATCCACTATATTATCAGCATCATCTTCAATTGCTCTGTTCTGATCATATGTGCTGCTCGTATTATTTAGAGTGTCAAATGTCTCAGGAGACCACTTAGCACCTGAAGTTAGACCAGTTACTACCTCATCGGTAGTGAAGGTTCCTGTTCTGTTGATGACTTGGAGAGCTCTGGTTGCGCTGTCCCAGGACTTGACTTCTGCTCTGTTGTCCTTAGGAGAATAGTCAATTGTGATAGTAGGGACAGAAGTATAACCTGACCCACCGCTAGTGATATTAATACCATTAACGATGCCTGTGCTACTAACCGTAGCAGTTGCTGTCGCACCTGTTCCACCTCCTCCTGTAATAGTTACTGATGGTGGTGTAGCAACTTTATAGTGTGATCCACCATCTGTAATAGTTATACTAGTAACAGCATCGCCAGTGATAGCAGATGTTGCTTTTGCTAGGAATTCATCACCTACAACTTCTTCACCCACAGTAAAGTCACCAGTGCCACCAGGATCCATGAATAGTTTGATTGCATTATCAAAGAGTTGTTCAACTGCATCGATCTCTGCAACACCAGTATCGAAGTCGTCTTGACCGACCTCATAGATCTCAGCAGTGATAGCGTAGAATTGGATCTTACCAAATTGATAGAATGGTTCTTCTTTACCTACAAATTTAATTTCGTAGATATCTCTTGTTAATGGGAAGTACAGTAGGTCACCCTCATTAGGTCTGCTGTCTACTGTTAGAGTAGGATTATGTTCTGCTACTTCTTCTGTCCATCGTCTTGTAGAAACACGGAAGACAATTTCGTCTGTAATTCTTAAACCGAACTTGGAGATGAACTCAGCATTGTCACCAAAACCCATGACATTCTGAAGCAGCATTTCAATCTGGAACTGTTCCTGATACTTTGAGTATCTGACTTCATCCAGGGTGCTATCCTGCAGAACTATTCTAGGGATATAGTATATGTCTGTACCAAACAGTTTGATTTGCTCATCCACAAGATCCTGAACGAGACCTTGTTCGCCACTGTGACCTGCGTAGTAAGTTGGAAAGTAAGGACTTGTAGGCATTTTATCCGATCATATCCATTGGTGGAATTGCATACTTACTGAGAACTTCGCTTTCGATTTTCTCAATTTCTGCTAGTGCGTCTGTGTAGATTTCTCTACCATTAAGTGTTACACCGCCAGGTAGTTGAACGTTGTTATACTTAATCAAGTTCTGACCCCACTGTCTCTTCATTAGAGCAGTAGCGTATTTCTTGACAAAAGGATCATTGTTCATTTCTGTTGCATCTGTAGGATCATTGAGACGATGACATTCAATCAAGATATTTGTTCCTGACTGAATAAAATCTTTATCAACATCCAAATACAAACGATCGCGACGCGCTGTAAATCTGAACTGTTGGTATGAACCATTGTTCAGAACCATATCTAGAGTTTCTAGATACTGTTTATTCATGTAGTAGTTGAGGATATCAAGTGATCCGAATGCATATAGATCATTCAAGAACAACTGATACTCAACGCCAAAAAGATTTGAACGGATTGAGTTACTGACTAAACCAAATACTTTCGTAATGCCGACTACGTGATCAGGAATTGGAATATAGTTTGTAGTCTCTTTCCAATCTGTAGTTCCTTCTGTAGTAGTTACACTAGCAGCAAGTCTTGTTTTATCGTCAGCAGTAATTTCATGGTATAAGTATGCACGCTCCATACCGTTGTAGCAGTTCTCCTGGAAGAACTGAAACGTGTCGTCTATTACGTTGTTGACCTGTTCGTCATCGATATTAACTTGCAACACGGGTTCACCAAGTTGCCTTTTGCAATATGTGATGAGTTCAGCTCTAGAACTTGGAGATGCCATTACACACAAAAATCCCTTCCTACCTATTTAGTAAGAAGGGATTTAGTATTTATTCTGCTGGTTTTTCTTCTGTTGGTTCTTCAGGTTTATCTTCTAGAAGACCTAGGGTTTCCAAACCACCCTGTAGTTTAATCTTGTACTCTCTTGCTTTCTTGAGGTTTTCTTCTAGTTCTACAATTTGCTTTTCGGTAGTAGCAATCTGTTCTTCAAAATTCGATTTAAGTGTTGATGGGTCCATGGTAATCACTAAAAATGGTGTGTGTATTATTTATTCTGGAGAAACTCCTCCTTTTCCTCCTCTGCCTCCGCCATCTTGACTTGCAGCAGGATCATAGGTAGTCAATCCTTTCGTAACCTGTTCTGGTTCTTGGGTTGGTTCATATTGATCATACTCTTCTAAAGTAATATAGTCAATACTTTCTTCAAAATCTCTGATCTTTCTGATGGTATCTTCAATCTGTTCTTTACTTGGAATTGGTCTTGGATCATTCCAAGTAAAGTTACCGTGATTGATTTCCCATTTTGCTCCTGGTCTTAACAAATTAATTGCGGCATCGAAACCGACAAATTCATACCTTTGCTTCATTGATCTTCTCTATCCCATTGTTGAAATTCTTCGTTCCACTCCCATGTGTATGTGTCAGTGGATGGTGGCGCTGGTTCAGGTGGTTCCCACAAATTCTTATCTTCGTTATATTTCCAACTTGGATATGGTTTTGGATCTATGAACCTATCAAGTCTGCCATCGTAATAGCAACCAATGCCTGCGAATTGTCCGCGAATGTTACCATTGTAAGATGTTTTCTTCCAATTAGTATCCTGACCATGCCATTTCTTTAAGAAATGAACTGCGATCTTTTCATCAGTTTCACCATAATCAGTCATCTCAAAGAAGTCATCTAGTTTGCTGACCCTTATGACGATGTTATTTTCATCTAGTTGTGCATAGTGTGCCATGTTTATCTTACGATTTGAGATGCCCTTGTATTATTTATTTAAGTTATTTGGTTATCATATGCGTACTGGACGTAATAACCATCTCGCCTGACATAATGAAAAAATATCTGATGGTAATATGTATCCTTGTTTCCCTTCAGAGGTTCTCTCCAGTGAGGTAGCAAATGTCCTTTATATAGAACTGCATCTCCTGGTTTTGTGATCATGTCATGAACTTCTCCATTTTCCAACTCAAATGATATAGGCCAGTCATAGTCAGCATTAGTGCTGATATGCATGGATACACTAATTTCACACGATCCTCTATCAGTGTGACGTTCTAGATCATGACCTTTGAAATAAAACCTATCATAAAAATAAGTGGGATACAATTTTTCACCAATCACTTGTTCTACAATATTCTTAATACCATAGTGTAATGATTTGTATTTGGGATGATTGTAGCGAGAGATGCTACCACCTACCTGTCCCTCTTCTTTATCCCAGGAAGTCAATACTCCTTTTTTATCATAACCAAACCTACCACGTTCTAGTGGTGGATCCTCTTTTAAGTGTGGTACATACACCAAATTACCTAAACGGATCAAAGACCAATCATTGTAATTCATCGCCACCTCGGACCTACAATCCAACCTACCAAAGATTTTCTGATACCAGAATGCACTGGTCTAACTCTATGTCTTGTCCTGCTATCAAATACAATCAGAGTTCCTCTTTTCTTTGGTGCCATATATAAATGACTTCTTTCATTTAGAAGTTGAAACTCTCCACCCGTATATTCTTCTGGACTAGATAGTTGTAGAACTACAGAGAGTTTCCTACACTTCTCCTTATCGAGAGCTTCCAGTCCCTCATCTTGGTGCCAGTTATAGAACTGCCCTTTCTCGTAGGTAGTGTATTGCATTTCACCACCATCGATACCATCGATATCGTATTGCCAATTCTCTCTGTTTGCCTTCAATACATACGCCATGCAGAAGTTGACAACCCAATTGTTGTCGCTAATCCATGCGGTCTTACTATCTCTGGTATTTAAATCTAGTCCACTCTGAACCATAGCGGACCTTGAATTCTCATCGTATGTTTGACAATCCCTCTCGATCAACGAGACAATTTCCTCTGGGATGCACGTGTCAAACCACATCGTTTGAAATGCCATACTATAACCATTATGATATAATTATTTAGTTGCCATATGAAACCCGACATTGTGAGAAACTTAGGCATTAGTAGAGTACATAACTCATCGACAACTCTACTAGAAAATGGCGAGATTGTCTACCACTTGGAGAATGAAAGACTTTCCAATAGAAAGTATGACGCCTTTCCGTTTCAATGTCTAACTGATCTAGACACAAGTAATCTTGATAACATATGCATTGCTGGTGTAGGTAAACTAACGCCTGTAGATCGTTTTGTTTCTGACGATGCATACAGTTTATATGTAAAGACAAAAGAAAACAAGTATGATACCACAGTTCATGATCTTTCTCTATCCCATCATGAACTGCACGCCGCGCACGCATTTTACAATTCTGGATTTGATGAAGCAATCTGTATTGTAAAAGATGGTATGGGTTCTGACGTTCAATTGAATGGAGATATGTTCCAGTCAGGAACATACGGTAGAGAACTGTCAACAACTTTTACCGCTTCCTATCCAGCAAACTTTAACGTTATAGACAAACATGTTGCTGTGCCTTTCAAAGCAAATCACAGATTTGGTGATGTTCTTATCTCTAACAATCTGGGTGAAGGTATGGCATTTCAAAAGACATCAATGGCATTTGGGTTTCATGAACTAGATGCAGGAAAAGTCATGGGCATGGCATCTTATGGAAAAGAACTTCCTATCTCAATCTACAAAGATGGTTTGATTGATAATCATTTATTTTACATTGGCAATGATCTGCGTGATACAGGTCTAACTCCAGTTTATCGAGACGTATATATTTTTAAAGATTTTGATACCAAAGTAAATTTTGCTTACACACTACAAAAGCAAACACAAGAGCATGTAGGACAATACATTCTTGACATGATTAAGAAGACTGGATGTAAGAATGTTTGTCTATCTGGTGGTTTCTTTCTTAACTGTGTTGCAAACTATTATTATCTGAGTATCCTTCCAGAAGATGTAAACCTGTATATAGAACCTGTATCAAGCGACGCTGGCACATCTATTGGTGCTGCCAAATATATGTGGCACAAGAAGACTGGTGATACTGTAAAGAGACCATTGACTAGTTTATACTTGGGTCCGCATCAGTTAGTCACACCTATAAAGTATTTTGGTAAAACCACTGGAGAATATACAACCTTAGACAAAGTTGCTGATCTTCTAGCAAATGGTAAGTCAGTTGCTATCTACCAAGGCAAGTCGGAAGCAGGACCTAGAGCACTTGGTAATAGATCTATTCTTTTTGATCCTCGTGATGCACAAGCAAAAGACAAGATAAACAAAATTAAAAAGAGAGAACAGTTTAGACCTTTTGCTGGTGTTGTCATGGCAGAACATGCTGACAAATATTTTGATATGCGTGGTCTAAAAGAAAGTCCTTTTATGATGTATGCAGTAGATGTATTGTCTGATAAAATACCTGGGATTACACATGTAGATAATACATGTAGAATTCAAACTGTTACGAGAGAACAGAATAAAAAATTATATGATCTAATTGATTGTTTCTACAAAAAAACAGGAGTTCCCATTTTGTTCAATACATCCTTCAACCTCGCTGGCGAATGTATTGTGGAAACTCCTGAAGATGCAATCAGAACATTGAATAATTCTGATATTGATTATGTTTTGTTTGCCGAATATCTTGCTATTGTGGGTAGCGAATAATAACAACTCCTGCGCCGCCATTACCACCAGCACCAGATGGCCAGGAATTACCTGCTCCACCACCACCGCCGCCTCCGCGACCGCTAGCTCCTGCTTCTCCTGCACCATTATTAGGTCTTTGTGGTGAAGATCCACCGTGACCACCGCCACCAGATCCACCGTTACCACCTCTAGTTGGTGATGGGAAACCTCCACCACCTCCGCCGCCACCAGCGTAAGTTACAGATGCTCCAGTGTAAGTGCTAGCACGTCCATTACCTCCAGGTGCTTGACGAGAGTTACCACCTTGAGCACCACTACTGCCTGCGCCACCGCCACCAGACCCAGTATAAGGTGCCTGATTAGGATTAGGACCACCAGGATTACCATATCCTTGAGATCCAGAAGCGCCAGGTGCGCCAGGTTGTTGTGCAGAACCGCCACCACCAGGCGATCCACCACCTCCACCTGCTCCTCCACCTGATCCACCAGGACCACCAGGACGATTACCAGGACCAGAAGCACCGTATCCACCACCGTATGCTACTAGACCATTAAACTGGGAATCACTTCCTTTAGTTCCAGGTTGCTGTGTTCCACTATTGTTAAATCCTTGTCCGCCACCGCCAACTTGCACAGGATATGTTCCTGCATTTAATACCATGCCAGCAACTTGAACCCATCCACCAGCACCACCGCCAGAACCACCATCAGTTCCGCCACTATTTGGACCAGCATTTCGGGTTCCACCCCCGCCACCACCTCCAACTAGGAGGACATCAACACTCAAACCAGAACCGCCTTCAACAGTTAGTGCTCCATCTGTGTTGAATGTGTGGACATTATATCCATTAGCACTAGTCAAAGAACCACCAATAGCACCACTACCGCCACCTCCTGCAGAAGTCCACTCAGATCCATTCCAAATAACCATTGCTTCTTCATCGGTATCAAACACGATGGTTCCAACGGCAACTCCAGAGGGTAATTGAGAGGTAGAATATTGAGGTAGTACCAATAGTGAACTGATGTTAACAGTTCCAACGTTTAACTGTGACATTTTCTATCTTCTATACAGTGATATTTATTAGTCGAGATCTTCTTCAAACTCGTCTTTGGAGAAGTCATGATTTACATACTCGTCCATATCCCAGTTTGGTTTACGAACAATAGATTTAATTTTGGCAATGTGGTTGTAAAACTTACCACCTTTGCCAGGAACAATATTTTTATCCATATCATGCCACAGCATGTCCAATTGTTTTCCAAGAGGACCGTATGCAACACCACGATCTTCAATGAACTGTCCCATTTCTTTGTTGCGGGCGTCAGACCATTCGCGGAATTTAGATCGTTTTCTTGGGAAATTCATTGCCATCTTTAGCGTTCCTTGATTGTGAAAGTATACTTACCATTATCTATGGTTTGAGGTAGGAAGTTCATAGAAATTGTAGTACGACCTTCCCAAAAATTTGTAATACCATAATAACCATGACGAAGTTCTGATGACCAGAGAACCAAATCACCGCTAGAAGGGTATATAGTTTCAAGTCTTCTTGTATATTTATTGGAGTTATCACTCCAATCTCTTGAAGGCATCAATTGAGGCCAAAGTTCGATGTTTTGTTTGTAAAATTCAATACCAGCATGTACCCATTCTTCTCTATGCACATAGTATGTTCCTGAGACAATGCAATTGTGATGATTATGATCTTGCTGTCCTGCTCTCTGGTCACAAACATTCATCCAAGAATCTGTAATTAGCATTTTGTTGTCATCTTCTATCTGCCAATCAAGAACTTGAGTTGCAAAATGTCTGGCACATTCAGTAGACCACTCTTTCAGCTCTTTGAGTTCTGGAACTTCATGTAGAATAGAAAGACCAGACTGATTATAGTAGTGCTCAAGACCTTCTTCATTTATATTTTTACTATACTCTGGACTATCCTTTGACATGTTGTTGCGAACATCCTCGCAGATTTGTTTGATAGTCTCTACTTTATCCTTGTCATAAGCATATCTGGTTACGACTGTGGGAAACAATTCAAAATTTTCGTGTTGCATGATTAAAAATATACTGGTGGTGTTTTAGCGTCTTTTGGAAATGCTTCTATAGAATGTACAAAACATTGTAATGTCAATCTAGGAGAACTATTGACAGTGCTTTGGTTAACTTTATGGAGGATACCATGTTTTCCTCCTTTATTAACAATCGCTCTATTTGGTTTGGGATAAAAGAAATCACCTGAACCTCTCTCCATAATCAAGTTCATTAGATCTTTATTGTCAAAGATCTTCCAACTTAAATTTTCTTTATTTTCTTGGATGTATTCATTTGCTTCACATGTAAGGAACTCACCACCCCATTCAGGGTTCCATTCTTGGTGAGCATAGAAAGTAACTGCACCTAAGTAGTTGCTATCATTATGCCAACTCAATCCTGTTCCAGGAGGCCACACATAAGGTGTCATACTAATCATAGAAACTTTATCTGGATCAAACAATCCAGAGTTTCTGATCATGTAATTTACCTGCCTGATATATGGTAAGAAACTTCCATAACCATCAACTAGATCTGGTTCTTCCTCAAACGCCCACATAACTTGACGACCCATAAGGATCTGACCATTTGACAGAGACCATACCTTATTCCATTCTCCTTGACTTTCTCGGAAAATATATGGTTGAAAATTAAATGTATCAAAAAGACTAGAAAAGTCTTCGACACTTAAGATGTCATCGAAGACTTTCGTGTTATTTCCATCAAAAAAGAGTTTCATACAATGTCATCATATAATGTATTTATTTTACATCACGTCTTGGTATTTGTAGACAAGAGGTATCTGCTACCGATACCATACGCACCACCATCATTATAACCCATGCTAGTGCTAATGTTAGTTCCGTTAGGTCTAGAACCACCGTAAATTCTTAGGAAACCATTTCCATTATAGTCACCGTTTGGTTCCGAGTGGTTGTTGTCTCTGATCCACCATCTTTGACCACTTCTAACTCTCCACTCACCACAGTTATTACCACCATAGTAACCACTTCTCATTTTACAACCAGTATAGTTACCACCACCATTTGGTTTGTAGACGTGACCTACGCCTTCCCAATATGAGTTAAAGTTACCATTGTCAAATTGTTGTACTGCTCTAGCAGCAGCTCTCCAATTGTTCTGAGATCTGCCTTCCCATAGTTGTAGTCCACTAAAGTTACTAGCATTGTGGTCATTAACATACGAAATGCCAGGACCTCCATTTGTGTAGTAGAAATCATATCCACCACCATCTTCTACAAAGTCAACATACATCTGAACCGCTTGGCTCATTGTTGGAGACTTAATATAGTATAGACCGTTGGAATTGGATGGGAAATCAGTTGCTAGTTGCAATCCACTAGTAGATGCTTTATCTGGTGAAGATCCATCAGCAGCTGCTGATCCACCTGCAATTGCCCATTCAGTTCCGTTATAAATTTCAAATGTTTCTTCTTCGGTATTAAAACCAATAAAACCTGTTGCAGGAGAATTAGGTCTTGCAGCAGTAGTCCAAAGAGGAACTTGGAAGTTACCTTCAATTACCACTCTGTGACCAGAGGGGACTGTAATAGTCTGATTACTTCCTTCAATCTGTGATAGTCTTAGTGTGCTCATTGTAGGTTATACGATACTCCATACGCCACCATTCGCGATAGTGACTACTACACCGTTATTTATAGTGATAGGACCTGTAGACGATGCGTTCTGTCCTGCATTAACCGTAAGGGTTTGGTTAATGCTATTTCTGTTGACTTTGACAACACCATAAGGATCCAACCACATCCTGTCACCATTAACATGCAAAGTCTGTTCGACTTGCTGAGAAGTCATTGTGGTTCCTTCAATGTTCATGGTGCCATTTACATGAAGGGTATACTGAGGATCTGCTCTGTTAATACCAACGTTAGACAATCTGTAGATGTCATTGCCGTTGGATGCTTCAGTCCATCTTGAGGTAACGAACTCTTGGTTGTTCTGGAAGAACTGACCATTCAAGTTCATGTCACCCTGAACATTCAGGAAGTAATTTCTGCTAACATTGTTAGTTGGGTCAGTTCCAGAAGTAGAATTAGTATTGATCGAAACTCTGTTGTCACCCTTAACTAAAATACCAGGAGTTCCGTTCCAGGTTGTTCCGCCATTGTTGGTAGATGCGGTAATTTCAAATGCGTTGCTATGTCCAATCTGGTTACCAATTCTGAAGTTTCTCTGACTAGAAGAACCACGGAAGTAAATTGGAGCACCAGAGTTATCATTGTCACTATCAATGGTAATACCACTTTGGAATTGTGCATCACCATTAACTTCAAGAGTGTAGTTTGGTATACGAGTGAGATTAACACCCATTCTTCTAGATGCAATAATATCACCAACTACTCTGAAACCTAATAATGTTTCCGAACCGTCAATTTGGAACTGTTCGTTGTAAGAACCAAAACCAGCACTACCATCACCATGTTGGTAGAATAATCTACCTTGCTGAGCATATGATCCAGATTGGTGATCACTAAATCTAATTTGAGCACCAACATTATTAGATGAAGTGCGGAGCATGATACCGCCATCACCTTGAACATGTAAAGGAGCAACTGGGTTAGTACCAGCGTTAATACCAACACGATCAGTAGATACATCGACAAACAATGTGTCGGTATCAACTGCGAAGTCATTAGTAACAGATAAAGTATTCTGGAATGTCGAAGCATTAGAAACTGTTAGGGCACCACCACTAATAGTGAGGTTGCCAGTCATAGTATCGCCTGCCTTCAGAACGTTTTCTGAAGCAGCACCAGTAATAGATGCTGTGATTGTTCCAGCAGCAAAGTTACCCGAACCGTCTCTCTTAACAGCAGTATTTCCAATATTTGTAGATTGGAATTGAATGTTACCATTGTTCCAGATTGTGTTACCATTGATGGTAAATCCATCAGCGTTTACTACCTGAGCATTTAGTGTACCAGAACCATCTGTTGCATTACCACCAGTTGATACGAGAGCAACGTTGTAGTTTGCTGTTTGTACAGAAGAGTTGAAGTAGATACCAGGAGAAGAAGCAACGCCATCTTTTCTACCAAGTCTAAGGTTACCTGTACCGCCATCACTTTCTAGTGTTGCAACCTGAATAGTGTTAGCATCATTGATATAGTATTCATCAAACAGTTCGTTGATTGCTGCAGTACCAATCTTAATAGCGCCACCTTGAGCAGTGAAACTACCGCTGGTCAATCTACCAGTGATGACAGTAAAATCTTCAGTTGCGTCTGCTACATTGTTTGTGGTAATATTGTCAATTGCAATTTCACCAGTAGACTGATCCTGAGCGTTGTATAAAAATACACTAGATCCAGGAACAAATGGTGTAGTGGTTAGGATCTTACCAGCAACATAGATGTTATAGGAAGGATCACCATTATAACTCTTGATTGCAATGTCATCTCTAAAGATAGACGCTGACATGAAACCAGGAATTCTGTTATCAGAAAGTTGTCCGTAGTTAATATTACGAGCACTCTGATACCAAGTTCCTTGTCTTCCATCTAGTCTATCAGCATCGAGACCAGATCCAACACCGTCATTAAGAGAAGACCAGATCTT